TCCCAACATTAAAAGATGATTGGGGAATATATGTTCCTGAAGTTAAATATCTAGCTCCTGAACCATTAGTTAATTATAAAGATTTAAGTTTAACAAAATATCCAAATGTACATTTCGTTGGTGATGCACTATCAGCAAGAGGTATTTCAGTATCGGGTGCTCATGGTACACTAGTTGCTGAAAAGATTTTGGAAAAATAAAATAAAATTCGTATATTTACAATAAACAACATTATGACAGATAAAACTCCATTTCCACAAAGTAAAAGATTAAAAAAAGCAGACGGTACCATTGCATTTGTTTGGGATGGTAAATTACATAATTGGGAAGGCCCAGCTTTATGTCCAGGAGGTAATGAAAAAAAAGGTGAATATTACTTATATGGTATAAGAAAAACAAGAGGTGAATGGAATGAGGCAAGAAAACAAAGAGAAGGTTTACCTTATTATAAAAATCAATCAATGAAATCTAAATTATCAGATTATAGAAATTAAGTTATGAAAATAGGTTTATGTGGTACAATGAGTGTGGGTAAAACTACATTAGTTAAAGCGTTAAAGAAATTACCTCAATTTAAAGATTATAAATTTGCTACAGAACGTAGTAAATATTTAAATGACTTAGGTATCCCATTAAATACAGATTCAACATTAAAAGGACAAACAGTATTTTTAGCAGAAAGATGTGCTGAATTAATGAATAATGATGTTATAACAGATAGAACTGTTATAGATGTTATGGCTTTTACTATGAATGCTAAATCAATTGGTAGATATGATAAAGAAAGATTTGAAGAGTATGCTAAAGAGTTTATTAGGGAATATGATTATATTTTTTATATTTCTCCTTATGGTATTCCTATTGAGAATAATGGTGTAAGAGAAACAGATGAACATTATAGAGATATAATTGATTTTACTATTACTACACTTATTAGGAGATATAGCCATATAGCTAATAAAATAGAAAAAATATCAGGTTCCACGGATGAACGTATAAAACAAATATTGAAGTTTACAAATCTTTAATATATTTATAATAAAACCCTTATTATAATGAAAAGATCTGCTTTAGAAGAATATATAAGAAATCAGATAATTAATGAATTATCCGAAGACGAAAAAACAAAAGAAGATATCAAAGATACAGAAGAATTAATTGCTAAAACAAAAGAACTTGAAAAGGCAAAAGAAGATGCTGGATTAGCTGAAGATATGGACATTGGCCATGTAGATGATGAGCCGGGAATGTTAAAAGCTGAATTAGCAAGAGCTGGTAAAATGATTCAAATGCTATATAGAGCTATTGATAAATATGATGGTCCTGGTGAAGTAGATTTTCCTCAATGGTGGCAGAAAAAAATCATTAAAGCTAATGCTATGCTAGATAGTGCCTTTGATTATTTAGATGGCCAGGAAATGGTAGCAAAAATAGATGCAGTAATTGATAATGTTGATAGAGTTGAAGTTGATGTTGTTGATGTTATGAATGAAGAAGAAGACATGCAGAAAAGAAAAGATGCGGAAAATGCAATTAGACAAACTTTAAAAGATGAAGGTGGAGCCGCTGGTTTAAAACCTCTAGTTAAAGCAGTAAAAAAATTCGGATTTAATAAAGATGAACTTTTAAAACTACTTAAAAAAATAGTTAAAGTTGAAAAACATAAACATGGAGACTATATTCTTACTCCAATAAATGAAGAAGATGAACCTTCAGATGTTGAAATTAAAAAAAATAAAAGCATGGCTAAATATGCTGATGAATTAGCTCGTATACAAAAAGATATGAAATCATTAGCTAAAAAGTACTCTAAAGCTGAGGGTCAAGAAAAAGAAGATTTATTGTCTAAGTTAAAAGAAAAAACTAAACTTAAAAAGGAATTAGAGGGTATTTTAAAAATATAAGATGGGCTATAGGGAAAGGGTTATTTATATAATAAAAATTGTAGTTCTTATTTGTATCATAGCATGGTTACTATTTACAAATAGAGAAAGATATGTTGAAGAATACAACGCTAAAATAGAGGCGTTGGAACAAAAAGTCGATTCGTTGCATGGTATAAATGACGAATTGACTTTTAAAATTGATACATTAAATAATGAAATTGTAAAATTAGATAAAGAAATTAATGTACAAGATAACCGAATAAGAACACTAAAATGGAAAATAAATGAAAAAGTTATTGCTGTTGATACTTTTAGTAACACTGAGCTTTACAAGTTTTTCACAGAACGTTACAGACAGTACTTCGATTCAATTAGAAGTACCAGTAGCGAAATTAGTAATTAAAGATCTAATTAGTGGAGATGGAGCTAAAGAGGAATTAAAAATTAATTCTGAAAAAATAAAGTTATTAGACCAAAAAATAGTTTTTAAGGATAGTATTATTAATAATTTAAATAGTCAAATAGGCAATTTTAATTCAATATTAAGTACAAAAACGGATCAATTAAAACTGTCTAAAGAACTTTCGGAAAAACTTCAAACCGACTTAAAAAAGCAACAATTAAAAACTAAATTAATGGGTGGTGCTGGTATAGTAGCTGTCGCTGTTACCATTTTCTTACTAAAATAATATATGGGTCAAGATATTAAAAAAGTAATAAGACAAGAGTATCTTAAATGTGCAAAAGACCCTGTACATTTTATGAAAAAATACTGTTATATTCAACATCCCCAAAGAGGTAGAATTCAGTTTAATTTATTTCCATTTCAAGAAAGAGTATTAAAATTATTTAGAGATAACCCATATTCTATTGTTTTAAAATCAAGACAGTTAGGATTATCTACTTTATCAGCTGGTTATTCTTTATGGATGATGACCTTTGCTAAAGATAAAAATATTCTTTGTATTGCAACAAAACAGGAAACGGCTAAAAATATGGTAACGAAGGTTAAATTTATGTATGAAAATTTACCTTCATGGTTAAAAGTAGACGCAGCCGAAAATAATAAATTAAATTTACGACTTGCAAATGGATCCCAAATTAAAGCCACTTCAGCAAGTTCAGATGCTGGTAGATCGGAAGCAGTTTCTTTGCTACTAATTGACGAGGCAGCTTTTATTGATAATATTGGAGAAATTTGGGCTTCAGCTCAACAAACGTTAGCAACTGGTGGTGGGTGTATAGCATTAAGTACTCCTTATGGTACTGGAAATTGGTTTCATCAAACATGGACTAGGGCAGAAGCGGCAGAAAATGATTTTTTACCTATAAAATTACCTTGGTTTGTGCATCCTGAAAGAGATGAGGCATGGAGAAAAAGACAAGACGAATTACTAGGTGATCCTAGAATGGCAGCTCAAGAATGTGATTGTGACTTTTCAACATCTGGTGATATTGTATTTTATCCTGAATATATTGAATATTATGAAAAAACATTTATAAAGGATCCATTAGAAAGAAGAGGAGCTGATCAAAATTTATGGGTTTGGGAATCTCCTGATTATACTAGAAATTATATGGTAGTAGCGGACGTTGCTAGAGGTGATGGTAAAGATTATTCTGCTTGTCATGTAATAGATATTGAAAGTAATGTACAAGTTGCTGAATATAAAGGACAAATTGGGACTAAAGAATATGGACACTTATTAGTAGGCTTAGCTACAGAATATAATGAAGCTCTTTTAGTAGTTGAAAATGCAAATATAGGATGGGCAACTATTCAAGTTTGTATCGATAGAGCTTATTCTAATTTATATTACTCACATAAAACTGAAAGCCCAAATGCTAATTCATATTTTGAAAAATATATGGATACAAGTAAAATGGTACCTGGATTTACTATGTCATCTAGAACTAGACCTATGATTGTAGGAAAATTTCAAGAATATTTAAGTGATAAAGGTGTTACATTTCAATCCAAAAGGTTATTAGAAGAAATGAGAACTTTTATTTGGAGAAATGGCAGACCTGAGGCTCAGGGAGGTTATAATGATGATTTAGTTATGGCTTTTGGTATTGCAATGTATATTAGAGATACAGCACTTAAATTTAGACAAAGAGGGATTGATATTACAAAAAATGCATTAAATAATATGTCTGTAAATAGAACTCCCTATCAAGGTGGCTATGGTAGAACCACAAAAATAAAAAACCCATACGAACAAAAATTTGGAAATGATAAAGAAGACATTAGATGGCTCTTTTAAATCATATTTATAATAATAACAATTAATTATGGCTAATAAAAGCGTATTTACAAGATTAAAAAGATTATTTTCTACTGATGTAATTATTAGAAATGTTGGTGGAAATCAAATCAAGGTAATAGACAGTGGTAAAATTCAAGCTACTGGAGAAATAGAAACAAATTCATTAATAGATAGATATAATAGAATTTATTCTACAAGCCCTACTTCACTATATGGAGCACAGTTTAATATTAATTATCAATATTTAAGACCACAATTATACTCAGAGTATGATTTAATGGACCAAGACGCGATCATAGCATCAGCTTTAGATATATTATCTGATGAATCAACTTTAAAAAATGATATGGGAGAAGTACTTCAAATTAGAAGTGCTAATGAAGATATACAAAAAATATTATATAATTTATTCTATGACGTATTAAATATTGAATTTAATCTTTGGATGTGGATACGCCAAATGTGTAAATACGGTGATTTCTTCTTAAAGTTAGAAATTGCAGAAAAATTTGGTGTTTATAATGTTATACCTTATACAGCTTACCATATAGAAAGACAGGAAGCTTATAACCCGGATAATGTTTCAGAAATTAGATATAGATATGCTCCAGATGGTTATGATAATATTAGTTCTGGTATGTACCCTGTACCTGGCTATGCTTCGGGTAATATGGAAAACGAATCTGGGATTTTCTTTGATAATTATGAAATGGCTCACTTTAGATTAATTTCAGATGTTAATTATCTTCCTTATGGTAGATCTTATATTGAACCAGCTCGTAAATTATATAAACAATATGTGCTAATGGAAGATGCAATGTTAATTCATAGAATAGCTAGAGCACCAGAAAAACGTATATTTTATATGAATGTAGGTTCTATACCTCCAAATGAAATAGAGACGTTTATGCAAAAAACTATTTCACAACTTAAAAGAACACCATTCCAAGATGAAAAAACTGGTAATTATAATTTAAAATATAACATGCAAAACATGTTAGAAGATTTTTATATACCAATAAGAGGTAATGATGCAACAACAAAAATAGAAACTACACCTGGTTTACAATATGATGGTATTCAAGATGTAGAATATTTAAGAGGTAAATTATTTGCCGCACTTAAAATTCCTAAAGCATTTTTAGGTTACGAAGAGGGAGTAGAAGGTAAAGCTACATTAGCAGCACAAGACATTAGATTTGCTCGTACAATTGAAAGAATACAAAGAATTGTATTATCGGAATTAAATAAAATTGCTCTGGTTCACTTATATACTCAAGGGTATACAGATGAAACATTAACTAATTTTACTCTTCAGATGACTAGTCCATCAATTGTACTGGAACAGGAAAAAATAGAATTACTTAAAGCTAAATCAGAATTATCTTCACAATTATTAGAACAAAAATTAGTTCCATCTGATTGGATATATGATAATGTATATCACTTTAGTGAAGATCAATATGATGAATATAGAGATTTAGTACAAGAAGATGCTAAACGTAAATTTAGATTAGCACAAATTGAAGCGGAAGGTAATGATCCAGTAGAAACTGGAAAATCATATGGTACACCTCATGATTTAGCTTCATTATATGGTAAGGGAAGAATGTATACAGACCCAGGTGATGTTCCTGATCCAGAAAAGTATGCTGCTGATGATCCTAAATTAGGAAGACCTAAGGTTTCCAATACAAAACGTAATACTCAAGATGATAATTTTGGTAAAGATAGATTAGGAGTTAAACGTATGAAAGATAAGGATAATAATGATTCTGATAGCATTAGAAATAACTTTAAAGGCAATAGTGCTTTAGCTCTAGAATCAGCTAAGACAACTTATCTTAGAAACAAAGATATGTTTAAAAAATTAGATGGGAAAAAATTAATATTTGAAGAAGATAAAGATAATTCTTCGTTGTTAGATGAAAAACAATTGAAGAAGTAAGAATTTCCTAATATTTATAAATAAATATATTTTTTGATGAAAATAAAACACTCGAAGTACAAAAATACAGGAATATTATTTGAACTGTTAGTACGACAAATAACAGCAGATACTTTAAAAGGTGTAGATTCTCCAGCAATTGATATTTTAAAGGAATATTTTGTAAAAACTTCCTTAGGTCGTGAATATAAGTTGTATGAGTCTATAATAAAGTCTAAAGTTATTAGTGAAGGAAGAGCAAGTTCTGTAATAAGTACAATTTTAGAATCTTCTAAAAAGTTTAGTCGTACCTCCTTAAGAAAGCAAAAATACAATCTAATAAATGAAATTAAAAAACATTATAATTTAGATGTCTTTTTTGGGGCTAAAATAAAAGATTATAAAGAATTAGCGGCGTTATATACTTTAATAGAAGGTTATAATTCTAAAGAAACACTTAATCCTCAACAATTAGTAGATAATAAAATTACTTTACTTGAATTTTTGACAAAACAGGAAGTAAAACAAGAAACTAAAAGAACAGTATTAGAAGAATTTTCTACTTATGACAAAGATACAAGAATAATTACTTATAAAGTATTATTAGAAAAATTCAATGACAAATATAAAGATTTATCTTCTAGTCAAAAAGAAGTACTTAAAGAATTTATTAACTCAGTAGATTCCACTCCTGGTTTAAGAAATTTTTATAATGTTAAAATAAATGAATTAAAATCTTCATTAGATAAAGAATCAAAAAATATAAAGGATAAAGCTACACAAATCAAAATAGTTGAAGTAGCAAAATTATTAACTGAATTAAGTAAAACTGATAAAGTAGATAGTGAAAATTTAGTTGATTTGTTGCAATATTACGAACTAGTAAAAGAAATAAAAGTAGCAAATGGCGCACAAGTATAAACTTACTGAAATGTCTAAAACTGCTTCACCCGAACAAGCAGCTAAAGAATTAAAACGCAAACCAGGAGAACCATTTAAAATAGGTCAAGTTACTTATAGTGATGATGGAACTTCTAAATCAACAATTACTAGTATTGATGATGAAACTGGAGCAATTGGGTGGACAATAGAGCAACTCCCAGGTTTTGATTTACTTATGGAGCAATTAAATGATGCTCTACAAACTTCTAAAACAGTATTTCAAAAAACTAAAGCAGATAATGTTTGGAGAGAAATATATGAAGACATACGTAAGGTAAGAAATAAGGCTAGGACACACTTAAGAAACGAATATCCAGAGGAATTTAAAAGATTAAGATTAAGAGGTATAATGGAAGAAGATATTGAAGAAATATCTACTTCTGGTGCTGCTGGTGCATATAATACACCTTATGCCTTTGTTAGAAAACCTATAAGACCTAAAGGTAAAAAAAAGAAAAAAACATCTAAATATAGAATGAAATTACCATCTGGCATGGTAAGTTCTTTAGGTTATACAATGACCGAAAGAATTGATTATGATGAAGCTTTAACATTAAGAGGAATGTTAGCTGATTTAA